ATACTCGCCGATACCGAGCGTTACGCCCGCCTGTGTTCGTTGCTGGCATTGTGAACCTTTTGCACCCCTGTTGTTATCATAATTGCCCTCAATAACCTTTACCCAATTTTTCGGATTTTCAAATAGCCAATCGAAAGTTGCAGCCCAGCCGGTGTTATTGTTACCCCGCAAGAAATCAGAGGCAATAACACGTTTGAACAGTTCTCGAGCCTTTGTTGTCCACTCGTCGCTATCCTTGCTCCACTCGTCGAGGCGGCATTTGATTTTCTGCCTCCTGTTCTCGTTGAGTGCCTTAACCTTTGGGAGGCAATTTCCGCAGATTTCATTCCACAGGGCGACGATATCCTGATAAGGATATATTCTCTTCTTTTCTCTACTCTCCTTTTCTTTGGTGATTTCTGTATCAATTAACTCGCGCTTGCTTTGGTTTTCATTAACAGAAACGCTTGTTTCTTGTGGTTTCTCGCTACGAAAACTCGGTTTGATTGGTGCTTCTATGTTTCTCCTTTTGTAAACACTTGAAAGATTATCCACGAAGTGTTGACACCAAATTACCTGTTTACTTTCCCATAATTCGCTGTCTATTTTACCAAGTGTGAGGAGAGTATTTATAATATCCTTTGCCGTATCTTCACTACATCGAGTTTTAGCTAATATATACGCCCAATTATTAGGTACAGAGCAGTCATAATAATGCCCCTCTGCATCGCCGAGGATTTCAAGCAGTTTAAACCAAAAGGCATACCCATCATTTCCATACTTGCTTTCAAGTATGAATATCGTGCGCCCGCCTTTGACAAAATGAGGATAATAATCAACGGTTTCTTTTGTTGGTCTTCCCATAATATTACTCCTTAACTTACATTGTTGCTACTATTGATTTGCGCAGCTTCTCATTGCGGGCGTTCCAATCAAAAGCCCGTATCATCCACTGCCTGTAATCAAGAGGAATATCAGTTTTCCTCCCAAAAGGCATAATCTCTATTGGCTCACCTTGATTTTGTCTTAATGTTATCATTTGTCCAATGAAAATGCTCCGAACCGTAGGGCTAACCACGCATAACAGCAGCGTTGGAGGCCTTTCGGCTTCTCCACCCGTATTCGGAGCTTGAGTAATTACATTTAATCATCTGTTCGGTTATCACTCTCTTCCCGTATGGGACACTTTGCTTCTAATTGTACAATTAGCTTGCGTGAGAGCCTTTTAATGTTGTACGATTTCGTGTCTTTGTCATTTAATATTCCGCATAACACATTGAGGTATCGTACCACTTGGTCGCGCTGTGCATTACTGATGATTATCATTTGAATATCACTTTAGGAGGAAGCGTCGCGCGCCCTGTGTCGGGAAAGTAAACTCTTTGGCAAGGTCGGGGTGCGCTGCCGTGAAAGCCTTTGCATCGAACTTGTTGCTCGGTTTGGGAGCTTTCCAAGTTGCCAGCGTTTGCCCATCGTAACTGATAGCTTCCGCATCGCCGAAGCCGAGTTTGATTTTCTCCTCCAAAGCGGCTTTCTTTTCCTCAATAGCGGAAAGTTCATCGCGCACTTCTTTCAGTTCTTGATAGGCGGCAAAGATTTCATCGTTTACCTCTACAATCTTACCGTCCGTGTGGCGGTTGTATTTCAGCAGGATATCCTGCACGTTGGCTGCCGTCGGCTCTTGCTTGGCTTGGATATTATCAACCCAAAACTTATCTACCTCCTCAACTAACCAAGCGAAGAAGTCTGGAACAAATGCGAGGTCTTTGTAACCGAAGTTCCTGCCCTGTGTGAGCCAAGCTAACGAGCCGTGTTGGTAACCTGCTACTCCCAACTGATATTGTACCTGCACAAACCAATGTTTCGGTATATCGTCCTCGTCAATGGTCATTTGCGTTGTCTTACATTCCAATATGCCTTTATTTTCGTTGCTGTGAGGCATATCAGCCAGCCAATAAGTACGGTCGGGGCTTACTTGTAAATAAGGGCGTTCATCATCACGGATAAGCCAATCGCCAGCGGAAGACTTGATAACCTGTTGTCCCGTTTCATCTTGCCAAAATAGGCTAACAGCATCTTCGAGGTAGTGCCCCGCTTTCATAGCGAAGTTTTCCTGCTTCGGAGCATCAAGGCCTACCTTGCGCCTCCATAACTGATAAGGAGTTTCCCAGGGGTTGAGCCCAACTATTGTAGCGACTTCACTGCTACCTATTCCACTCTCTCTGTATTTCAGCCACTCGGTTCTATCCTTTGGTCGAATAATTGTATTGCTCATTGCTCGCCCTCCTTTTCTTTACCTAACAGTTTTTCAGCTGCTTGTATAGCCAATGCCCTTACAGCATCATTTACTAAAAGAGGCATCTTTGGATTATCATCAAATGCGTTGGCAATGGCTATCTTGATATTTAAGTTGCTGCCTAACAAAGAAGTGTATAGATTAATGGCATTATCTTTTCTCATTTCTGCAATGATACACATCGAGCATCTGTTCTCATTGTCTTCATCATACCAAGCCCTGATACTATCTTTAATGCCCTTGAGTGCTTTATCCTCATTGGCATCTTCGGCATCTTTCTTCTCTTCGTTAGATTTGAAAACGTCTTCTCCGAATGCCTTATGGAATTCGTGCATTACTTGTTCTTTTGATACAGCAGGGTAATTCGTTAGAATTTCGTATAACGCCTGCAATTTTTCTTTCTTTACTTCCATATTCATAGCGTATTAAAATATTTTTGAAAACTAATAATCCTTACATTGTTTTTGTGCAGTTTACGTGCGACCTTTTCCATGTCTTCTTTTTTACCTTTATAGGCAATCGAGAGATCGTGCGTCCACCAATATTCTTTTGATTTTCGCCTATCGACAAGCATGAGGGTCGTATCGTCTTTTCTGCTGTCTTGGATAACAAGGTATAAATCTTTATCTTGTTTCTTAAGACGATTTTTCTTTTTACATACTCTTGTACCTGCTAAATTTTGAAGAGTACACAATCTTTCATATTCTCTATCAGCTATATATTCAGAATAGCTACTATATGCCTCATAATCATCATATATTTCTGACAAGTGTTCTGCTTCTGTACACATATTGTTATTTTTTGGTTGTTGTTTTCTTTTGTTCTTTCGGCTGTTCGCTGTTTTTAATCTCCCCTGTTTCGGGGTCTACACCAGCGGGGGCTTTATCGGTCGCCTCAACGGAGGGAGGTGTCGGTTCGCCTGTCGCCTGTGCAATGGCAGCAGCAGCCTTATCCTGTGCCGATTTAGCTGCTTTCTCACCATCCGCCTGTTTCTTGGCTTCGGCGGCGGGGCGAACAAACGTTTCTTGTACCGTTGTTGACCCTTCCTTAATCGCATTGGCTGTAGCACGGAGCTCAAATACTTTTTCCTTGTCGATTTCCTCTATCTTACTGATGCCAAGATAGTTGAATAGCTGTTGTTCGGTAACACCGAGGTTTCCAAAGTATTCGATAATAGCCTTGCGCCTTTTTTCAAGGTCTATATCCTGCCCAAGTGCAACTTTCTTAACATCGTTGATGATACGCTTTGTTACCGCTTTCGGTATCACGGTTAATACGGCGTTACGGAAAGCTATCGATGAGGCAGCGTTCCCCGTTACTACTTGCATGTCCTGCGAGTAGGTGTAGCCTTTCTTTGTCATAATGCTGCGCTTCACCTCCTTGCTTACAGCAAAGTTGGTTTCAAGGTCGTGGCAGATAGCCTGTGCGGTTATCATACGTCCGTCGTTACCAATGATGCGCGTCTGTACTCGGAGATTACCCCAAGCTCCAGCGATGATTTCCGCCATACGAACGGATAGTCCCTCAATGATGGCATCCTCCCCGTTGGAGTCTTTTCTTTTAAGGCTGTAGAAGCAGTCCTCCGCAGTCTCTCTGTCCATCGTGGCGTATGTAGCTATCTTATTCAGAACAGCGTTTACATCACGCGGGTACTGTTTTGCGGTGGCAATCTGAATGTCAACCTCCGCACGGTTGATAGCTTGGAGCATATCAGCCTGCTTTACTTCGATGATTTCATTTCCCATAATACTTTGGAATTATTTAATTTGTCCTCTATTCGCTTCGGACATTGCGTTTTCTTTTTCAAGTGAGTACCGGGCAAACCTAACGGGCTTACCTGTAGCCTTACAGATACTCTCTTCCATTGTCTTTTTGATTTGCATACCCTCCTGTCGGAGGTCGCTTATTCGTGAAGCGAGGCGGTAACAGCCATATTCTCTCAATGCTTCGAGGGCTGTTATTGAACCACCATTCAACAGATGTTCGCGAATGAGCCGTTTGTGAGTGTTTGCCTGTTCCATTTTATTTGTTATTTATGTGTTGCCATATAGGTTGCGGCGTGGCTGTCTATTTCAGCGTTGGTAAGCACTTTTTCTTCAAGGAGCCACGCCTCCAACTCTGATTTCTTGAAATATAGCTTGCGGTTCTTCTTGTAGTGCGGTATCTGCCGTTCACTCGTGAGGCGATATAGATGCCCCTTGCTAAAGCCTGTAAAGAGCACCGCTTCGTCAAGGTCAAGGATAGCCTTTGCGCTTATCGCCGCGAGCTTTTCAACCCTCCCAAGTTGGTTACTCAAATCCTGTAATGTCAAAGTCTGCTGTGCCATAATCACAAGTCCTCCTCCACCAATTTGTCCATATATCTTGGCAGGTAACCGATGTGATACAACCATCTGCCAGCTAAAATACACAACGCGAGTACCACGAAAGCTGAAATTTTGATGATCAACCATTCATATAATGGTATTGGCGTGAGTGGGTTATCCTCGCCAGCCAGCAGCATAAAAGCTAAAAAACCTACTATGCAAAGTGCTGATAATGCACACCATTGTACGCATTTCTTTATCGTTGTATTCATACAGTAACCCCCCTTTGTTTTATTTTAGCTTCAACACGTCTACGGATAACGTAAATAGTACCTTGACTATGAATGCCGTACTTCTTCATCAAGTGCTCTGTAACGAGTGTCTTGCTTTGCCCCTCAACGGACATCAGCGCAGTGTACTCATTGTAGATAGCCAAGTCGCGCTCCTCGCGTTCCTTTTGGCAGTCCGTCTTGAAAATCTTTACTTTCTCCATCCCTTTACTTTTTAGTTTATTTTTTATTTCCGATTTTAATTATTATTTCATATCTTTGTGCGGTTGTTTTATCGTAACCGCGATGCAAATATAAACAAGAAAAATGTTATAAGCAACAATACAAACATAATTCTTGTTCTAATTAACATTATTAAACAATTAAATTGTTTTTTGTATGACAAAAAGTGAACGTTTTGGGAAAGCAGTCAACTATTTGCGAATGCAAGGTATGGTTGCAAAGAATGAGGATGTTGCTATAAAGATGGGGGCTGACCCATCTAATGTTTCAAGGTCTGTAAAAGGAACAGGTGGCTATCCCAGTGATAGTTTCCTGCGTAGGTTCAATACAGCTTTTGATAATATATTTAATTCAGATTGGTTATTAGCGGGTGAGGGTGAAATGCTTGTACACCACGTAAATCAGTCTGTTAATGGAGATAATAACACGCAAATCGCAGGGAATAATAACCGTATAGCCTTACCAAGTACACTCGATAGGGCAATAAATGAAATTGCAGAACAGCGGAAACTTGTATCAAAAGCGCAGGAGCAAATAGATAGGCTTATTACATTATTAGAAAATAAATAAAATTGTAGTTATGAGAAAAGTAATCTTATTTATAGCAGTGCTGCTTACGATGTTTTCATGCAACAAAGATAACAGCGAGGATAGTGCAAACAAATTCAGCGCAGAGGAAACGGAGTTGCTGAATTTGTTAAATGGAAGATGGGAGAAAGAAGATAATTATTCACCCGAAGTTTTATCGTTTAGTCCTTACGCTCAAAAAGAGGTAATAAAAAGCTCGGTAGGGGGTATAGGTTATTTCCATGGTAATGCTATACGCCGTTTTGACTATTTAGGAAAGCAAGAAGAGTGGAATATGTATTTCGATGTAAATATAGGGAAAAAGGAAATCTATCTCTATGGAGTTGAGGCCGATGGCACTTATAGCATCGTTCGGACGAAATTCTACAATTACAAGATTATAGACAACAATACGATACAGCTACACGATAAATCGTTGTCTCAACTACTCGTGTACAATTACAAACGAATAAGATAAAATAGAATTATGGATTTTATCGATCATTATGACAATGGCACGAAAGGCTTGCGTATTGCAGCCTCCGTGTGTATGGTATTAGGCTGGATAGTTCTCGGTCTAAGTGTTATTGCCACCTTTGCAGCCATCGGTGAAATTGTCTTTGGCATACTTTTCCTCGGTGGCGCAGCATTTTGGTGCATAATGTATTTAACAGCTTGTGTTATACGGGCAATGGCTACGAGGACCGAGGCTGCACAACTCTATATCAATAAGAATGCAGAAGACGGAGACCAATACGATGAATAGTCGTTTACAGGAGATAATTAGATACAAGACAGGCGGACGGCAGACAGAATTCGCTGCTCTGTGCGGATGGACACCGCAGTACCTTGCAAAGTTATTAAGAGGTGAGAACTTTGGGCTGCAACCCGTATTGACAATCCTCTCTACGTTTCCCGAAATCAATGCTCGTTGGCTGTTGCTCGGACAGGGAGATATGCTCGAAATCGGCAAGCTGTTCAATCTTCAACGTGAGGCGTTCGCCCATATCCAAGCAATCCTCGAAATAGAAAAATATATCCCATTCATGTCGCCCGATGAGCTATACGAATACGAACAGGCCGTGACAACCGGAAGAAATCCTGTTTTTAGTCCCGAGGCGCCTTCATCTTGGAGGCAGCGGGCAAGTGAACGTGAAAACGAATTAAATGCGAAATTCGCCGCCGCAAACGCAAAATCAGAGAAGTTATGCAAACGCCCGACAGCCAAAAAGTAGTTAAACGCTTTTTCCAAGCCATATATTATTTGAAAGAGCAACGGATCATTAGAGGGAAACAAACGTTTACGGCAAAATATAAGATAAACCGCTGGAATATGAACACTCTCGAAAAAGACTTGACGAGGGATATTTTTCAACCAGCATGGTTAACATACCTTGTAAAGGATTTCGGGGTGTCTTCAGAATGGCTACTTACAGGCAAAGGAGAGATAATGAAGACAAAAGAGGTGGCTAAGTAGCTTCCTCTTTGTCTTTATTATCTTTTGTCAGTATAGATGGTATAGCCGCGACCGCCGCCTGTTTGTTCTTATCAAGTACTTTTGCGTATATCTGTGTTGTAGATAGTTCCCGATGTCCGAGTAACTTCGATACGGTGTAAATATCCGTACCCAAGTCCAACATCATTGTAGCGAAAGTATGCCGTGCGCAATGGAACGTGATTTCCTTGTTTATGCCTGCACGGGCAACCCATAACTTGATTGTATTGTTTGTGCAGGTGGGGGAGTGTATGTCCGTAAAAACATTTTCTTCGGGCTTTCCTCGTACTCCCATAAGTTCCGCTGCCTCCGCCGTGATGTCGAGGTATTCCTGCCCGTCGGTTTTCTTTTGCCTGAATATGATACGGGTAAATTCGCCTTGCTGATAAACATCACCCCAGCGAAGCCGTAATACATCACTTCGGCGTAACCCCGTAAGACAGGAAAAGAGGAACGCTTCCTTTATCTGCGGATAGTCGCAGGGTGTTTGCGCAAGTTTCTGTACTTCTTCGATAGTCAGGTACATTCGTGTTCCCTCTTCCGCCTTAAAGCCCTCAATACCCCTCAAAGGATTTACGGGTATTATCCGTTCCTCGTAAGCCTGATTTAAACACGCCCGTAGCTTATTGAAATAAGACATCTTGCTATTACGCGCAAGCGGTTTGTCCTTTATCCGCTTTCGGTAGTCATGCCCCCAAGCGACAGCCTCGTTTTCGAGGTAGTCCTTAAACCCCTGAACCCACTCGGGCGTTATCTCGGAAAAGGTAATGTCCTCCCGCTTCTCGTACTTCTTCAAATGATGGAGGCAGGAATACCAATTACCCCAATTACCCCGGCTCTCTTCACCCAGCCGCTTTTCACAGAGTGAGCGGTAATAGTCGAAAAAACGAGTGTTGGTTAATAATTGATTGTTGAAACCGTACTGCCCGTTGCGAAGTTCAACTACACGTTTCGCACGTATGGCATCGGCGAGTTTTAGCGTTTCGCGGTTCTTTTCCCTGTCGGCTCTCGTCTTCTCGGGAACGAGATACATTTTCAAATACTCATACGAACGCCGGCCATTTAGATAAATGTCAAGGTACAGGCTTATCAGCCCCGACGATGTACTCCTTTGACGCAAGCGGATAGGTTCTTTTGATTGTCCCATAACTTTGTTGCTTGTTTTGTTGCTTAATATTTTCAAGCAACAAAGTAACAACAAATAAACGACAAATCGGGTATAAACCGTGCAAAAATTTTGATTTATTTTCCGGTATTTGTTTTATCAAAACCCCGTTTGTAATCTTGCATTGGTTGTATTGGTTTTATATCTGATTTGATACACCCCAAATAAGGCTTATTTTCCGATGCAGAAGTGTTTGAATATATTGCCAAGCACTTCGTTGGGTGTGATTTGGCCACCAGTTATTTCGGCTAATTGGCTCAGGCATACTCTTAAATCCTCGCTGATAAGATCGTCACTGATTCCTGTGTTGAGGGCTTCTATGACCCGAATAATCATTTCGTCGGCTCGAGTGAGTGCTTCGTAGTGGCGCGCATTGGTTAGGATGACGCTATTTTCGTTGATCGCTGGCAGATGAGCAGCCTGAAAAATGAGCTGTTCCAATGCTTGAATGTTTTGTTGGTATTTTGCCGATATTGCGATATCTGTTGGTGGAGTCGGCCGACTGTGGGACGGATTGAGGTCGGCTTTATTGTGCACCATGATGAGCTGCTTTCCTTCCGTGCGGTTCTGCATCAGCTTAAACTCTTCCTTTGTTGGAGTCTGGTCGACAATCCACAGAATGATTGCCGCCTCGTTGAGCTTCATGTAGGTGCGCTCAATGCCCATTTGTTCGATGGTGTTGTCGGTGTGACGAATTCCCGCAGTGTCAATGAATCTAAACGTTATTCCATTTATCTCGGTAGTGTCTTCTATCACATCCCGCGTTGTCCCATGGATATCGCTCACAATAGCCTTTTCTTCATGAAGCAAACAGTTGAGTAGCGTGCTTTTCCCAACGTTTGTTTTCCCGACGATGGCCACCGGAACACCTTCCTTTACGGCCTTTCCCGTCCCGAAGGATTTTGTGAGGGCTGCTATTCGTTGGTGAATTGTTTCGGCGAGATTTTTGAGCTCTTTTCGGTCGGCAAATTCTAATTCTTCGTGGTCAGAGAAGTCCAATTCAAGTTCGAGTAGCGACGTGATGTGAAGCAACATGTCGCGCAGTTGGGAGAGCTCATCGCTGAAATGTCCTCTGATTTGGCTGAGTGCCAGTTGGTGAGAGGCTTTGTTGCTTGCGGAAACTAAGTCGGCAACAGCTTCTGCCTGACTTAAATCCATCTTCCCATTGAGATAGGCTCGTTGCGTGTATTCGCCAGGTTGTGCCGACCTGCATCCTTTATCGATGAGGGCTTGCATCACTCGCTTGAGGATGTAGGCCGAACCATGACACGAAATCTCTGTGCTATCTTCGCCCGTATAGCTGTGCGGAGCTTTGTAGACGCTAATGACAACCTCATCAATGGGCTGTTGTTTTGCATCACAGAATTCTCCATAGTGCAATGTGTTTCCTTTAGCGTCGGAAAGCTGCTTTTTGCTTTTTGCTTTAAAAAGTTCATCGGTGATGCGAATGGCCTTGTCGCCGCTCACTCTGATAATGCCGATGGCTCCTCCTGCAGGTGTGGCGAGGGCACAGATGGTGTCGTTCATTTTAAATTCGGTCTAAAACGAGTTCAATGAGTCCGTTGATGCTATTTTTGTAATTTGCATTCACTTCTTTTGCCAATCGGTTGGCAATCACCATGCAACATGTCATGGCTTTGTGCCCCAGGAGGGCAGAAAGACCTGCCAAGGCCGAACTTTCCATTTCGAAGTTTGTGATGTGCAGCCCCTGATAAACAAACGATTCCACTTTCTCGTTCTGCTTGGGATCAGCGAGTGGAATACGCAATTCGCGTCCTTGCGGTCCGAAGAATCCTCCGCATGCAATGGTAATTCCGCGCACCATATCGTTGGCGGCGATGCAGTCAATCAGTTCGGCATTGGCATCGATGACATAAGGTGCAGCCAGCAAGGGGCTCCAGTTCATGTGTGCTTTGAATGCCTCTTCTAAGGGCAGGTCGCATACCTCGTTTCGGCCGGCATAGAAGTTGAGTAGACCGTCGAAACCAATGCTTTTCACACTCGCGATGTAAGTGCCAGTCGGCGTGTTGGGCTGCAATCCGCCGCAGGTTCCAATTCTCACCAGTGTGAGTGTGCGATGCTCGTCTTTCTCGGTACGCGTTTCGAAATCAATATTGGCTAAGGCATCAAGCTCATTCATCACGATGTCGATGTTGTCGCAGCCGATACCTGTGCTCAACACCGTGAGCCTTTTCCCTTTATAAGTGCCCGTGATGGTTTTAAACTCGCGACTTTCCACTTCAAATTCTTTCTCATCGAAGTAGGAAGCCACTAAACTCACGCGTCCCGGATCGCCCACAAGCATAATCTTATCGGCAATCTGTTGCGGTGTCAGATGCAAATGGAAAATGCTCCCATCTTCGTTGATGATGAGCTCTGAGGGTGCAAAAGTCTTTTTGTTCAT